TATTCTATCTATGGAGATACAAATGAGCAGAAAGAAAGTCACTAAGCGAGACAAAGCAATCGCTTACAAAACCAAGAATCCCAATGCAACATCAAAAGAAGTAGCGAAGGCAGTGGGTTGTACCGTGCAGTATGCACATAGTGTTGTGTCTAACATCAAAGATGTTAAGGAGGTGGCGACTAAGAAGTCGCCTAGGTTTCGCAGCGAAGTCCTCTTCACCGCAGAACAAATCGTCTCGCAAGACCGTGAGAAAGAACACGGAGACGCGAGTGCCAACTTCAAAACAATTAGTGGTCTATGGTCTAGTTACCTTGGGTATTATATTCCTGCTGAGTATATCCCTGTAATGCTGATGTTGTTGAAGGTAGCACGCACGAGGGAAAACCCATCAAACATAGACAACTATGTTGACATGTGTGGGTACGCATCACTCGCAGCAGAAGGAAACAAGAAGGGGTAGGGTATGGATATAGTAACCATTGACTTTGAAACATATTATGACCGTGAGTTCTCGCTGTCTAAGATGACAACAGAGGCATACATTCGGGATGATAGGTTCGAAGTTATTGGTGTAGGTATCAAGGTTAACGACCACCCTACTGATTGGTATTCGGGGGAGGATGTAGGTAAGTTCCTACGCTCCCTCGATTACTCTGACAAAGCAATACTGGCACACAACTGTGTGTTCGATGGTGCTATCTTATCGTGGCACTACGGTATCAAACCTAAACTGTGGCTTGATACTCTGTCTATGGCTAGACCATTCCACAACTCAACAGTAGGTGGTTCGCTTAAAGCCTTGGCAAAACACTATGGTATTGGTCAGAAAGGTGATGAGGTTGTTAATGCTTTGGGCAAACACCGAAAGGATTTCACACCAGAAGAACTTGACAGGTATGCTAGTTACTGCGTCAACGATGTAGACCTTACATATAAACTGTTCAAGTTACTTGCTAAGAAGTTTCCTCCATCCGAGATGGCAGTCATTGACCAGACGATGAGGATGTATACAGAACCAACCATCGAACTAAATGTTGAAGTGTTGGAAGACCACCTCGAGCAAGTCAAAGCAAACAAACAGAAACTTATTGATGACCTAGCACTCAAGGGATTGAGTCAGGAGAAAGTCAAGAAGGCTCTGATGTCTAATCAAATCTTTGCCAAACTACTACAGACTGTTGGTGTTGAACCACCGATGAAGACTAGTCTGCGTACAGGTAAAGAAACCTATGCGTTCGCTAAGACGGACAAAGCATTCACAAACTTGTTGGAGCATCCCAACCCTGCCGTGCAGAACTTGGTGGCGGCGAGGCTCGGGACGAAGTCCACAATAGAAGAGACACGCACGGAGAACTTAATAAAGGTAGCGAAGCGTGGGCGACTGCCTATCATGCTTAACTATTATGGAGCACATACAGGTAGGTTTAGCGGTGGTGACAAACTGAACTTACAGAACTTACCACGCAACGGTGCTATCCGTAGTGCGTTGTCTGCACCATTAGGTAATGTGTTGATTGCTTGTGACTCATCACAAATCGAAGCACGGATGGTTGCTTATGTATCAGGACAACAGGATTTACTAGAAGCATTCCGTGAAGGACGAGATGTATATAGTGAGTTTGCTTCTGAAGTCTATGGTAGACTAGTAACTAAAGATGACAAAGTTGAAAGGTTTGTTGGTAAGACCTGCATACTTGGACTAGGTTATGGCATGGGTCATGTCAAGTTTAGAAATACACTGGCGTTAGGCATGGGTGGTATCTCAGTCAACATAGATGAGAACGAAGCACAGCGTATCGTACAGTTATATAGAAGAAAGAACCACAAGATTGCGTCCTTCTGGAATAGATGCAACCACGCGTTAGGTGAAATGATAGCAGGTAGAGCAGGTCAGTTGTGTGATGTTGTGAGTTACGACGGTGACGGACTGCGTCTGCCGAACGGTCTATATATAAAGTATGCGGCACTGCGTAGTGGTGCTGATGGGTATGAGTATATCTCTGACGCTAGAACTTTCCGCAAGTTGGCACAAAAAAGAATTATGTCAGGCGAGGAAGTTAAGGTAGATTGGACAAAGATATACGGTGGTAAAGTAACAGAGAACATAGTACAAGCGTTGGCTCGTATAGTTATATCTGAACAGATGGCTTCAGTTGGTAAGCATTACCCTGTCGCTTTTCAGGTACATGATGAGATTATCATCAATGTCCCCGGTGAAGAATCATCTGACGCACAGGAACTTGTTCTCAAGAAAATGTCTACACCTCCCAGCTGGGCGAAAGATTTACCTGTCGCTTGCGAACTTGGTGTCGGCACAAATTATGGAGAGGCAAAATGAGTAAGAAAGAAAGTACCTTAAAGGTAATCAAAGAACTTACAGAAACTGTCTCATCTGCAAAGGACGAAGACTTAGGTGACCTAGTTATGCTTATTAAAGTGAAGGGTCAGTATGTAAGGTTTTCTACTAAGATAGATGATACTGTTGGTCTAGTAGGTTTCCTTGAAACATTAAAGCACGATGTTCTGCGTCGAGCATCGGGTGAATAACCATGACTGATATTAAACTGACGCACTCCTATTCTTCTATCAAGATGTATGAGAACTGCCCGAAGCGGTACTACCATCAACGCATTATGAAAGAGATTAAGGACGAAGGCAGTGAAGCAACTCGTTATGGTGAGCGTATTCACTCGGACTTAGAACACAGACTAATCAATAACAAACCACTGACTGATGAGACTAAACAGTACGAAGTCTTATGCGAAGCGATAGAACGTATGGCTAGCGGTGGTGAACTACACGCTGAGCGTCAGCTCTGTCTAAATGAAAACCTTACACCAACAAGTTGGTGGGGTGATGACGCTTGGCTACGGTCCATACTCGACGTACTCATCTTGCATGATGACACGGCAGTGGTTATGGATTGGAAGACAGGTAAACGAAGACCTGACTTTACACAGCTACAACTATTCGCACTACAAGTATTCAAACATTTCCCTGAGATTAAGTCTGTCAAGTCTTGTTTCGTATGGTTAAAAGACCTTAGCATGGACGCAGAAGTGTTCACTGTGGACAAGACTAATCTTATGTGGGCGGATATGTTGGCACGGATAGAGCGTATCAACCAGTCTGTTGAGACTGAGAACTGGCCTGCTAGACCTAGTGGTTTATGTAGGTTCTGCCCTGCACAGAATATGTGTGAGTATGCTAAGATATAGTACTTGACATATCTGTAAGGATAACTATAATGGCTACTACACCCGAAGGGAAAATAAAAAATAAACTTGACAAGATGTTAAAGTCTGAGAAGGTTTGGTTTTATTCCCCACAAGCAGGACCGTTTGGTCGTGCAGGTGTTCCCGATAGAGTAGCTATTCTAGAAGGGCAGTTTATTGGGATAGAGTGTAAGGCGGACAGGACTAAGAAGCCCACCGCCTTGCAACTCAAATGTATGAAGGAGATTGAAATGGCAGGTGGCAAATGCTTTGTGGTCTATGACGACGAGACCATCAATGAAGTAAGAGAGTATATAAATGATTGTCGTTGAACAGGCACAGGCTCTAGCCCTGAACCTCAAGCATCCGAACAAGGTATTGGAATCTATACCTACGGCCAAGCTGATGTCGTTCAAGGGAGCAGAACTTGTTGTCACACCACACAAACTTGACGAAGTAAAAGTATTAAGAAACTTAGGTATCAAAGCACCTGCACCTATACTGCATTACTATAAATGGTCAGGTAACTATGAGCCTTATGACCATCAAAAGATGACTGCTGCTTTCCTTACAATGAATAGGAAAGCGTTGGTACTTAACGAGATTGGTACAGGTAAGACACAGTCTGCACTATGGGCGGCTGACTATCTGATGAAGATTGGTGCTATCAAGAAGTGTCTTATCATCTCACCACTATCTACACTTGAGCGTGTATGGGGTGATGGTATCTTTACACAGTTTCCACACCGTTCATCTGTAACCTTACATGGTACTAGTGAGCGTAGGAAGAAGTTACTCAAGACTGACAATGACTTCTATATTATTAACCACGATGGATTCCCTATCATCATTGATGAGATACAGGGAATGTTTGATTTAATTATCGTGGATGAAGCGGCAGTGTATCGTAACCCATCGACTAACCGCTTCAAGTTGTTCCGCAAGTTTATGGATAAGAACACAGCAACACGTTTGTGGTTGATGACTGGCACACCGACGCCGAACGCACCGACAGATGCATGGGCATTAGCTAAGTTAGTTGATAGTCAGAACTTGACAAAGACGTATACTGCGTTTAGAGAAACTGTTATGATGAAGATTGGACAATGGAAGTGGATACCACGTCCTGAGTCTATCGAGGTTGTTAAGTATATGTTGCAACCTGCGGTTCGGTATACACGAGATGAGTGCTTTGACCTTCCCGATACTGTATTCCAAACCCGCAAAGTCGAACTTACTAAAGAACAGAAGGAACATTATCAAAAAATGTTACGTCATTTTATCACAGAACTTTCTGCTGATGAGACGATTACTGCTGTTAACGAAGCGGTCAAGCTTCAGAAACTAATCCAAATAAGTTGTGGTGTTGTCTACGGAGATGACGGCAGCCACATCGAAGTTGATTGCAAACCTAGAGTTAACTTAGTGAAGGAGGTGATTGATGAAGTAGGCGGTAAAGTAATTGTATTCGTACCACTGACAGGTACGTTGCATATGCTTGAGAGGGAACTCTCTAAGCATTGGACTGTTGGTGTAGTTAATGGAGAGGTATCTGCTACCAAGCGTAATGAGATATTCCATAACTTCCAACACACGAAGGAACCTCACGTTCTGATTGCTCACCCTGCAACCATGGCTCATGGGCTAACCTTGACGGCAGCATCTACTGTCATCTGGTATGGGCCGGTAACAAGCAACGAACAATATGTTCAGGCGAATGGTCGGATAGAGAGGATTGGTAAGAAGCATGTATCAAACATCGTACACATAGAGGCTACTGACCTTGAGTATAAGATGTATGAACGGCTTAAAAATAAACAGAAACTTCAGGGCTTACTACTAGACCTGATACAAAATGAAACGAGGTAATGACATGGCTGATTTAATTCTGACTGTCGATACAGTCATAGATACATACCTCAAGCTACGCGGTAAAAAAGAAGCGATTGAAGCTGAGACTAAACAAAAAGTCAAAGGCATCAAAGACAATATGGCAAAGCTTGAGGCATGGCTGAAAGAGAAAGCAGATGACCAAGGTGTTAAGTCTTTTAAGACTGACCACGGTACTGCGTTCTTAACCACTACAGACTTTGCTCAAGTAGCAGACTGGGATGCAGTCCTTGGTTATATCAAGGAGAACGATGCATACGATATGCTAGAGAAGCGAGTAAGTAAAACAGCGGTACGAGGATATATTGAGAAGAATAAGTCCGTACCATCTGGCGTTAACTATGGCACACGCATAGACGTTAACGTCCGTAAACCTGTAGCAAAAGTAGAAGACTGATGATTGGTTCTAAACTATCTATTAAGAACTCTCGCTTCCATATCTCTACAGACTTAGGTGATGCACAACTTGAACAAACAAGTTTAGACGTAGTAATCGTTGGTGCTAATCCACATCTGTCGAAGGTCTGGTACGAGAGTGCTTATACTGAGGATAGGGAAACCTCTACTCCTGACTGCTTCTCACTCAATGGTCAAACACCACATGAGAAGAGTCCTCTACAACAGAATGACCTCTGTGCGTCATGTCCACAGAACGCATGGGGTTCCAAGGTTACGCCTGAAGGACGCAAGATTAAAGCGTGTGCAGACCAAAAGCGTCTTGCGTTAGTTATGGCGGACAAGACAGATGGAGACATCCTTCTGTTACAAGTTACACCATCTTCTCTAAGTAATCTTAATGCTTATCAGAAGACGTTGATGACTAGGGGCATTGCTCCTGACATTGCAGTAACCACAATCTCTTTCGATACAGAAGTACGCTTCCCTAAACTGAAGTTTTCTTTTGGTGGTTTCGTTGATGCTAAGTCACAGCGTAATGTCGATAAACTTATCGGCTCTGATGACGTGAGGATTATCACTGGAGAACTTGCTGTAACAAGTGGGCAAACACCTACCGCTTCCGACTTTGGCTTTATGGAAGAAGTAGGATTTAATCAAACCGAAAATGAACTAGGAGGTTCAAATGGCGAATAAAGTCTTTACAACACCAAAGGGTACAGCTTACTACCCATACATCTCTGCTCCCGATACTAAGTTTGACGAGCAGGGTCACTACAAAGTAAACCTATGTCTACCTAAAGACGAAGCGAAACCTGTGACTGACCTTATCAAGGCTGAGTTACTTGCAGGTATCAAGGCGCTTACTGATTCAGGTAAGACAGTTAAGAAGCAAGCACCACTTCCTTTCGAGGATGAGATTGATGATGAAACTGGTGAGCCTACTGGTAATGTAATCATCAAATTCAAATCTAAGGCGGCGTATAAACCTGCTGTGTTTGATGCTAAGGGTCAGATGATGGCTAAGCACAACATCTATGGTGGGTCTGTAGTCAAGGTAAATGGTGCAGCTTCATTCTATATGTCACCTTCCATTGGTGCAGGTGTCACTCTACGTCTACGAGCAGTTCAAGTAATTGAATATGTAGAAGGCTCTAGTGGTGCAGGTAAGTTTGGATTCGGTGAAGAAGTTGGATTCACTATCGAAGACGGTGACTCCGAACATGTCGAAGAAGCATCGGTCAACATCGAAGAAGAAGTTGTCACGAAGCCTGCTCCTGCTGCACCGGTTGTAGAAGAACCAGTTGTAGAAGAAGCACCTAAGCCTAAGAAAGTAGCAGAAGAACCTAAAGCAGCACCAGTTGCTGATGCAGGTGCTGATGACTTGGCAGCTGAGATTGCTAAACTAGTTGGAGACTTTGCTGATGACTAATCCTTCGCCTCTAGACTTTAAGAAAGTGGAGGCTTTAAGGAAGCATATGCTCTTAACAACCAGTAACATGGCTGAGTTGATGGGCGTGTCACGCATGACATACTACGGTTGGGTTAAAGGGAAACCTTTACGCAAGAAGAATGATGACAAAGTGCGTGACATTCTTAGACGGTTACTTATCATCTTGAATGATGGGTGGCCTCAACCAGATGTTATTGCGTTGGAGCAGAAGCTACGCTTCCAAAGGCTCCTTGAAATTTTAGGTAACAACGAGTAAACTAGGTAACGGGGAAGGGAGTGAATAAGGTCAGACATACCGAGTCTCCTCCTTTCCCCACCAGTTTTTGAAGGTAGGGCAAATATGAACACGTTGGAGTTTCTTCAGCGAGTCCTGCCGGACCAAGGATTCTATGTAACCACAGTGATAAACCCTGATGGTAGGCAACAAGGATTCTTTGACACGGTAGAAGAACTCGCAAAAATATGTGAGAGATTAGATAAGACTAATAATAATACTTACTTCGCAATCTCTGCATTTAAAGAAAAAGGTAATAGAAAACAAAGTAATGTCAGAGCAACTAAGGTTGTTGCTATTGATGTAGACTGCGGTGAGAACAAACCGTTTGCAGATTGGAAGGAAGGCTTATCTGCATTGGGAAAGTTTGTAGCTGAGTTACAGTTACCAAAACCTATGATAGTCCACTCAGGTAACGGACTACATGTCTACTGGGTATTAGAAGAAGAACTAGAACCAGAAGAATGGAAGCCACTGGCAGAGGCTATGAAGTCTGCCGCTATACATAAGAAGTTTGAAATCGATGCAGGACTAACTGCGAACAGTGCATTAGTGTTGCGACCTGTCGGTACCCGTAATCCGAAGAACGGTAATACGGTAAAGTTGTTGGTGGATGCTGAGCCTGTCAAAAGTTTGACACTCAAAGACAAGCTAAGTTATTACTACAAGGCCCCGGTACCAGAGAGACAACAACGTGAGAACTCGTTGTTAGATAACCTTGCAGTCAAGCAAGACTTCCCATCCGCTGTAGGTTCTGTTGTTGCTAGTAAGTGTCAGCAGATTAACTGGGCGATTGATAATCAAGACCAAGTTGATGAGCCACTATGGTATGACCTAATCGGTGTGGCTGCATACTGCGTTGACCCTGAGAACACTGCACTAGAGTGGAGTAACAACCACCCAAAGTTTAGTGAGCGAGACACCATATCTAAACTTACTCACTGGAAAGAGTCCACAACAGGACCGGCAACCTGTGCGAAGTTTGAGATTGATAGACCGAACGGATGTAAGGGCTGTAAATATAAAGGCAAGATTGGTTCACCTGCTAGACTAGGTGTTCAATACCAAGAAGTAGCTGTATCACAAGAAGCACCTGATGCGACTGCTAATACAATACCTATCCCTAAACCATTCAAGCGTACCAAAGATGGTATCAAAGTAACCATTGACGATACAGATATAGATGTATGTAAGTTTGATATATACCCTGTAGCGTATGGTATGGATGAATCACTAGGGTATGAAACAGTTAGATACCACTGGTATAGAACTCACGTTGGATGGACTGACTTAGTCCTAAGACAAGCATACCTAACTGAGGGAAGCAGAGAGTTTGCTACAGCTATAGCAGACCAAGGAATAGTGCTATATAACAAAAGACAAACGGAGTATTTTCAGCTTATGTTACGAACATATATGGATGAGCTGAGACAAATCCGTAGGATGACTAACCTGTATTCGACTATGGGTTGGAAAGAAAACAACACGGCATTTGTCTTAGGAAACACATTAGTAAGACGCGACGCCAATGGTGTCGTTGCCGAAGAAGAAATCAATCTAGCATCTGCAATGCAAAGGCAGGGTGCTGAATTATATAATGTTAAGGGTTCAGCAGAGCAATGGTCAGCATTGACCAGCGTGTTAGAGAAAGGACATTTGCACACACATATGTTTGCATTAGGTGTTGCCTTCTCTGCACCACTCTACAATTTTACTGGACTCAAAGGTTTGACTGTTTCCCTTTACGGCCCTACCGGCGGTGGTAAAACACTCGCTCAGTATTGGGGGCAGTCAATTTATGGCAATCCTGATAAGTTGCATTTCGCTGCGAAGTACACACAGAACAGCTTGTTCACACGACTAGGTACTTACGCAAACCTCCCGCTTACCATCGACGAAGTAACGATGATGAACGACAAAGAGGTGGGCGA